TATGATATTTCCTGGAATACTAATTAGGTCAATGTTACCAAAATCCAAATCATTTGTTGTTAATGTATTTGTTGTAACGTTACCAAAAAATCCAGTTGCCCAACGCTTACTCGCTGATCCAATATTATAAGTATCGTCAATATCAGGTAAAATGTTACTTGCAATGTCTGCGTTAATATAAATGTTATCAGTGTCGTCGTCGCCGATAATAATGTTGCCGTCGGCACTAATATTGCCTGTAGCATGTAAATTACCAGTAATTACAGTATTACCTACAATGTTTACGGTTCCGGTACCGTTTGCACGAATAAACAAATCACTGTTAGTATTTGTGTTTTCTAAAAAGTTATTATTAATTTCTAAGTCGCCGACTAATACTCTATTGCCTACAATAGTATTATCAGCTGTTGCGATTGCAAATTCTTGTGCAGAAGTTGAAATAGTAGCAGTGTCACCATTAATTGTAACATTACCAATATTAAAAACGTTATTTGTAATTTCTAGATCTGTTACACGGGCAATGCCTGCAACGTCTAATGCGTATTGAGGATTTGTAGTTTTTACACCGATCCGACGGTTTGTTACATCTAAGTATAAAAGGTCTGTCTCGAAGGCTAAATTCGCTCCATTGCGGAGTAAGTTATCCTTTAAGAGAGGACCCGATATGCGACCAATTGCCATCTTCTCTCCTTAATACGGGGATCCTGTCCCTCTAGCCTAAATTTTCAGCTTTCGCTCTTTGCCGGCTAACCACAGTTTGTCAGCAACGGCCTGGTCTGCCCTTCGTTGCATTAATATTATTTATCTGATTTGGGAAATTAGTCTAGGATAAGGTTGAATATATAAGCTAAATTTTCAACATCAGATGCTTCAATACTTTCAACTTCACCTGCCGCATTAATCCAGTCAGAACCGTTCCAAGTTTCTACGTATTCTAGATCTAAGTTGTATCTTGTATGTCCAACTTCAGGTATTCCAGGACGTTCTGCTGTAGTACCTTGCGGGATAACCATACCGCTTACATTATCAATTTTTAGAAAAGCTCTGTTATTAGTATTTGTTAAATTAAAGATAAAATTGGCAGCACTAGCATTAACTAACTCACTATCTCTAAAGTGAACTTCTTGTATTTTAGTGAAACCAGTACCGTTTGATCTTAATATACTATTTCCACCTTCTACATCATTACTAACAACATTTCCGTCTATACTAAATTTATGATCACTACTAAATCCAGATGATTCAAGTAGTGTACCATTTAACGTGTGATTTGTTTGTCCGTTAGTAACAAAGTTAAATTGGTTATTACTTAGGTCTAAATATGTGTTTCTATCAGTATCATAAATACCGTCTAAAGAAACTGCACCTAAAATTTCAGTACCTTCAAATGTATTATAAGTGGTATTATATCTAATTCCGCCTTGTACTGACGGTCTTTCAGCCGGTGATCCTTTTGGTAAAGACAAATCACTAATAGCATTTATTCTTAAAGAATCTGTTGGAGAAAATTCTACATCTCGTTTTGTTCCGCCTAATACATTTGTAACTTCAGTCCAGTAATCAATTGACGGACTATTTGTTATAGGAAAACCATAAGTGTTATTAATAATAATATTTCTACCAGCTACGTCTTGCAATTGCAATAATACATCATTATACGGATCCCATAAACTAGTAATTGTTCCAGAACGCCATTCTAAACTTCCTGCTACTGATGCTGTTAACAAATACAAATATTCATATACTAAGTTTGTGTATGATAATCCTGTTGGATCAGTGTACCATGCAAAGGGAGGATAATTATATCCAACTTGTCCGCCAGCTTGAAAGCCTCCTCGAGCCGCGTCCATTGCGTTAGTAACTGTAGACGGTCGTGTAATACTTAACGGAATATGTAAACTAGATATTTTCGGAATTAATAAGTCTTTTAGAATTTTTTCAGATGCAATATCTCGTTGGTTTCCGACGCCGTCTCCTAAGAAGTTATTCATTTCATCTTCAAAAACACTAAATGTTCTGTTAACTTTAAATGCTCCTAATTGTGTACTTAAACTAGACTCTTCGGCAGCATTTGCATAAACTACTATAGCAAACAATCCATCTGAAAACTCTGCATAAAGATCATTATTATCTACAACTCCGTCAAAGTTATTATCAAGATAACTTGCTAAAATATTAGCGGCATGCTTTACTGCATCTAAAGATGCTGTTGCTGTACCAAGAACTGGTATACCAAATATAGTTGTCCATTTTGGTAGCAACGATCTTAATGAATCAAATCCATTAAAGATGCTAGGAAATCCTGGATCAGTAGATGAATTTACTACGAACTCTCCTTCAGGATCAAATTTACCTATAATTTTATTATCTTCAAATTTTAAATTATCAATGAAGACAGCGCCTGTGCCAGTTGCTAAAATATTTAAATCAGCATTAGTTTCATTAGTACTAATTTCAGATGTTGTAATGTTAATACTGTCTGTTGCCAACAAGTCAGTATACAATTCTTTCCAACGTTTTGTTTCATTTCCTAATGTTAATCCGTCTGAATCTCCTGGAAGAAAATCTTGAGTAATGGCCATATTAAAGTCAACAGTATCATTAGGACTATCACCAATATTATTGATTGCACCGTCAACTGTTAAGTTTCCTGAAACATTCATAGAAGGTGCTGTTACGTTACCTTGTAAATTTATTACTCCAACGCTGTCAATATTTAAATTTGATCTAGTAGCTTCAATTGTATTTCCTGCAATAACAATGTTATCTAAATTAATTTGACTTGGTTGAATTGTAATTATATCGTTACCGTTTCTTAAGATTGCTGTTACATTTGTAGCAAAAATGCTTTCAATATCAAAACTAGTTCTTTCATTTTCTAAATCAACAAGGAAATTATCACCAACTCTAAAATTGCCTCGTTGGTCTTGGCTTGAATAATACACCTTTGCATTGTTTAGTTCAATAACTTCATTTTCTTGTAGAGTAAATGTATTATCGTTAGTAACATCTTTACCTGCGCCAATGTATGCAAAATTATAGTTAATTAGATATGCTAAACAATTTTCGCCATCGGCTTCGATACCTTTGTTTCCGTATACAGATGCACTTGAAATACTTCTAAGTTCTGCTCCATATTCAATAGTACTATCCGGTAGTAATCTTCCGGTACCTTGTGTTAGATAAAGTCCTCTATTAGCAAAATATGTAAAACTATTAAGCCATTCTATTCTTACACCGTTTGTTGCTGTTAGTGCATCAACACCTGGAGTAATAAATGTACAACTATGAAAAAGTATACTAGCAGATCTACTATTTTGTAAGACAACACTTCCGTCAACTAATGCACCTTTACCTGCATCGCCGCTTGCAAATCCTCTTGGATCGCTCGGACTTGTTGTTGTACCTTTTGTAATAACTGTTACATTTCTGATATAAGGACTTCTTCCGGGAGTTTGTTCAAATATAGTTGTTGAGAAATTATTAGCAAAACGGAAAGCATATCCAGTGTCGTTACTACTGTTATAATAAAAATCTTTAATTGTAATATTTTCAATCGTAGTATCACTATTAACTAAAAATGCATCGTTACTTTGTGTAGCCGACGTAGGTGATATTTCTACACTTCTTAAAGATGCTCCTTGGATAGTAACTCCTTTAGGAACAGTTAAGGGAAATGCTTCTTGGTATTGACCTGGATAAACATAAATTAAATCGCCTGTTGTTGCAGTACTAAGTGCCTTTGCAATTGTTGCAAACGGACCGCCCGGGTTTGTTCCTTCGTTATTATCATTACCGTTGTTGGTTGAAACAAAAATAATACCAACATTTTTTGTTAATTCAATTCCTTGATAAACAATACCGTTAGCTTGAACCCTGTCAGCAGTTAGTTCTTCAACTGCAATTTTAAATCTCTTACCTACATTACCTATAGTAAACGTATCTGTTTGATCTGGAATAATATCAGATTTAAAATCTGCAAAAAACGATGCAGTATCAGTACTATCGTCGCCTATGATTAATGAACTTTCATTACCGCTGATTGTTGCTTGGTGTATATAAACTCGACCAGCTTCAGTTGATCCGTCTACAGTTTCAAGAGGTGCTCCAATAATTGTATGAGCATCGTCATTAATTCCTACATTAAATGCAAATTTATGATCAGTTCCGGGATTAGGATTAGTAACCTTCGAAACCATTAGTCCGGTATTTGTATTAAACACATATGCAATACCACTACTGTTAAAACTAGCAGTATCTTCTCCAGGAGTTCCAACAATTGCCCATGTTCCTGAAATATCTACACTTGATCCAAACTGATCATCTTGACTGGTTCCAAAATCATTAGGGTTTGTTAATGTTAATAGCAATGCTCCCGTAGTTACGTTAAAAATATATGCCTTACCTGCATTACTATTGCTAGGCTCATCTTCACCAGGTGCACCAACAATAATTTTATTTCCACTTAAAGATATTGCTTCACCAAATCTATCATCGGTACTTGTGCTAAATGTATTTGGATTTTGTAAAGTTCTAGATAGTGCTCCTGTAGATGCATTAAAAATGTAAACAACGCCAACTTCTGTATCAGTAGCAGTATCTTCTCCTAATGCACTTGCCGCAACATTATTTCCATCAATAGATACAACAGTACCAAAATAGTCATTTGTTTTTGTTCCGTATACGTTAGGATTATTAATTGTTTCTTCTAATACACCAGTACTATTATTAAATACATAAATTATTCCCGAGTTATTACCTGTTGCTTCATCTTCAAATCTTGCACCTACAGCACAAAAAGTCCCACTAATAGATACTGATTGTCCAAAATAGTCATCTTGCGATGTTCCGTAGTTATTTGGATTTGATAACGTATGTAATAACGATCCAGTAGTTACATCAAATATGTATGCCCTACCTTCATTATTTCCGTATGTACTTGCACCAACGATTGCATAGTTGCCGCTAATATGCACGGAATCACCAAATTGTGTATTTGATGCTCCTGCATCAGGATTTGATAAAGTATGTAATAATTGTCCAGTAGTGATATTATAGATATACGCTTTACCTTCACTACTAAACGATGCTGAATCTTCATCTGGTGCACCGATAATACCAAAGTTACCGGCAACTGCTACTGTTTGACCAAAATGATCATTAGCATCAGTTCCGTAGGCATTTGGATTATTTACAGTATACCATAAAGAATATCCTTCGAATATTTGTTCTGCACCGTATGTAATATCACCAGTAGCGTGTAAATTACCTGTTACTGTAACAGTTCCGCCTGATTGGATTTGTAATTCTCTTGGAGCACTTCGCGGATAATATTTTTTTACATATGCTTTAAATGCTTCAGGATTTGGGTGATCTGCTAGTGTTCTTGATGCTGGAAATGCAGTTCCGTTAATGAACTGTGTATTCATTGTAAGAATTTTTAAAGCATCATCTACTTGAATATCTCCATCACCATCAAAGTCAAATGCAACTAATTCTTCAGCAGTCCAGGTACCTGCCTGTGCTCTTGCTATTGCGTCGTCATAAAGTCTATCGCCATCGTTAGGAGGAGAATCTGCACTAATCTTTGGTCCAGGGTACCAATAATTACCATAATTACCGTTATAATTCCAGGCAACTGTTTGGCCATCATAGACTTCTGATCTTAAACCAACACTATCATTAGTTCCTAATGCTATAAGACCGTCGCCCTTAACAGCAAAATTATAACTACCAATACCGTTAGTAACAATATAACCTTCGGGATGTGTTGATTTAATATTAATGTTTCCGCTTGATGTACTAATACCGGTAGTAGCAAGAGTAAGGTCGCCAATTTTTAAACTATTATCAAAAATAATATCAGGCTCACTAGTACCTGATGATGTACGTAATGTACCGTTAATAGTTAAGTTTCTAGGAGTTGTAGTTGTATTAATACCAAGAGTATTATCTCTTTTTACAACTAAAAGGTCATTGTCAAACTTAAGATCCGAAAGTTCTCGTAATAAGTTATCTTGTAGTAATTGACCGCCTATGCGAGCGACTTGTGCCATTAGGTTCCCTCTCTAACTTCTTACTTGTATTTATTTTACTTGTCGAAGTTATGTAGTACTTGGACAACCTTACCAGTAGGGACAGCTGAACCAAATGATAGATATGTTCCTGGAGTTTTTCCTGCTGGATTTTGCACAAGAGAATAGTTAGTGTTTGCTAACTGAAAAACGTTTTCAATAGTTACTAAAATGTTATTTTCAGATACCGGTATAGGATAGTAACTATCGTTTGAATCTAGTGGTCCAAATAATGTTTCAACTCCGTCACCGTTTCCTAAATTTTGTTGATGAATAACAGTAGGTTCTCTAAATCTAATAGGTTTCCATGCCGCATTTTGTCTTACTTCAAAGTCTCCGGTATCAGTATTATATCTAACCATACCTTCTGTTGGAATAAACGGTCTGTCGTTTTGCGTTCCTTTAGGAACAATCACAGCTGAATTAGTATTCATTGTGATTAAACCAAGAGAGTCTACGTTTACTCCTTTTGTGTCGGCATTAATTCCTCTAGATGTTGTTTGTGCTTTAATAAATCGCATTATACTTCCAAATAACTAACTGTAGCAAGTAAATATTCTTTACCTGCTTGTCCCATAGCTACAATACTGTCTCCTTCTTCCAATACAATCTTTTCTGTATCAAAAGAAAATGTATCAGCACCTGCTACTTTTAAATCATTTAATATTTGATTAGAGTTTGGATCTGCATATCCTTTTGTTTGGCCGCTTGGAATAAAATGTAGATCAAAAGTTGCATCATTGCCGCCGCCTGTATCTGCAGGTTGTGAATTGCAAACCATAATAGTAGTAATAGCATATCTTTTACCTGCTGGAACTGTTAACAACGTTGTATCTGAAGAAGTAATTTTTTTATTTGTAATTGCCATTTGTTTTTCCTTTAAAATAACATACTATATAACAATGATTTATTAGTACTTATCAATTCATCTTCATAGTTGTTTTTGTTTTTATACCATACTCCTGAATTACCAAAGCCGGGATTCTTTGCATAAATTCCAATGTCATTAGCACTACTAGCAATTACAGTTGCATCGCTCTGTATAGGCATTCTTAAAACACTGTCAATTTTTACAAAAGGTGATCCGTTACTACTAAGTGTCAAATCGTCGCCGCTTGCTGTAGTAGAAATTGTTGCATCATTAAAAATAAGTTGTTCAATCTCTGTGCTGTCTTGTCTAAATAATGCTACTTCGTATCCGTCAATTGTAACTTTAAATCCGCTAACACCTGGATCTAAACTTTGATCAAAAAGATTAAGCGCAGAGTCACCTCTTTGAATACTCTGAATTGTAATTGTTTGAATACCTGTTGTAATAGCATCGTCTACATATTTTTTATTAGGTACATCGTCATCATCGGTAACTTGTGCTTCATAATTGTTTGTTCCGCTAACACTAAGAACTCCTGTACCTGAATTAATTAAGTATAAATCGCCGCCACCGGTTGAAATGCTATTAGTTCTAATACCAATCAGTGCGTTGTTTTCGTCTTTAAAAGTAAAAGTTCCGCCTTTAACAGTTTGTGAAATTGGATCATTATGTGTTGTATTTTCATCAAATACAAAAAATACATCTGGATAACTTGAACTAGTACCTCTTTCAATTCGTATACCAGACTGATCAAGTGTAATACCTGTAGAACCTTCTTCTCCAGCATTAAGTATAATAATATTATCTTTAAGACTTAAATCTTCAGAATTAACAGTTACAGTATTACCGTCAACAACTAGGTCTCCTGTTATTCTAACTTCTCCTAATTCTGCGCCAGTATCAAGAGTAATTCGATTACCCTGTGGTACTCGTACTGTGTAATTTCCGCTGTTTACATTTAAAGTCTTTGACATCTAAAATTCCTTGTATGTGTGTGGGGAATTTCTCCCCCACACTAATCCTTAGATGGCAACTAGTGCCATGTATGACACTGTTGAATCATCTTCAACAGTCCACTTGTAACGATTATTGTTTTCATCTCTACAAGTTCTGTTGTAAATTTTAGTAACCCATACACTTGAACCATCTGCTGTAATGATGCCGTTAATTGACATTTCATTGTCGGCTAATGAACCGCTTGCTTTAGCAACTAGTGTACATACACCTTCGTTACCTGATCCAAGTTTTGAATCATCAACTTTAAATTTATTTTGTGATCTTTGTGAAATGATCATACCTTGTTCTGTAGCTGAGTTTGCTCCAACTTTACAGTTAATTGTTAAGTTAGTACCGTCTGCTAATACACCAAAGTTTCTTTTATTTAATGGACGTCCCATTTGTTTCTCCTTATAAAACGTTCTAGGTCTACGCAGTGGGTCAATTCTGCATAAGTCTATCTATTTGATAGCACGATTTACGACACAAGTATTTATCAAAGTTTACTCAAGTCATAAAAAAAGGCCCCGAAGGGCCTTTTTTCGTTTTAGTAAGTTTTAAACTTAGCTGAAGCTTACATTGGCAATACTGATTCTACCTAAGTAGTCAGCGGCATTACCAAGTGAAGAAGCAACGTTTGATAGCTCAACATATCCGTAACGTGTCATAAATGATACGACAGGCTCGAATGATGCTGGGTCTAACACAACACCACTTGACATTAGAGGAATGTAAGGAGCGTAGAACGCTGGTGCGTCTGATTCGCTTGATCCTTTGTATCCAACTAGTACGTCAGTTGCGTCTGATGCGTATGCATCAACGTAGACTTTCATCGCGCCGTTCAATGTACCAACCATCTTAGTGTTAGTTGGTGCTTCGAATGTACCTTCAGTTGTTCTTGCGAACGCAGAAGTTGTTGCGGACTGTAGGATAGTCAATGCATATGGTGAAACCACTGCATAGTTACCTGCGCCACGACGTGTACGAGCGGCAATCTTGTTTGCAACACGGTTGATCATAACAGCTAGTGCCGCATGCTCATCGCCAACGAAAGTGGCAGTACCACTTACAGATGACTGATCGTATTGTACGTCTGATTCAGCAGTTCCAGCTAGTGAACGTAAAGAAGCAAGTACTTCTTGATCGATTTCAGCTGTAATCTCCTGTGCAAGAGCTGCCATGATCTCAGCTTCGATGTCAATGCCTTGTTGGGCTTGTGCATCTTGAGCAGATTCAAAAGTCCAGCGAGCTGATAGCTTTCTGGTTTTTGCTTCTACTGTTTGCTTTAAGATCTGGATAGACATTCTCTTACCAGCGGCACCTTCAAGTGTTGCTGTTGCATCAGCTTTGTCGGTAGAACCGCCGCCACTGTAGCCAACACCAATTTTGAATGGTGATAGAGCTTCTTCACCAGCAGTTACATCATCAAATGAATCTGCGTAGCGTACTCTTAGTGTGTGGATTTGACCCACTGGACCTGTCATGGGCTGTACACCAACTAATTCGTTGGCGATAACAGTTGGCATAACTCGTCTAATTACCGGAAGGATAACTCTGTTTAGTGTAGCAACATTACCTGCAGAAGTTGCACCTGCTGTCGCATTCTCTGCCAAATACCTTTTAGTATTTTCTAGAGTAACACCCATTACAGCTTTCTTGTTGCCTTCAAGGCCTTCAAGAAGTGCATTTTTGGTATCCTGCCAGCGACTCTCAAATAGTTCTGACATTATTTTCTCCTTATTTCAATCCTGCAAGTCTTTTGAGTTCAACAACGTTATTTGCTGAATCTACGCTTGCATTAGTGTCATTATTTGTCTTATTGCCTGTAATATGTGTGCCTTCTGTAAGTGTTGCCTTGGTTTCCTTCACTGGTGTGTTCCCTGCGATAACGCTTGGCATGTACTTATCGAAAGACTTGTGCAGTTTTTCGGTTTGTACAGATTCCAGTAAGTCTGACATGATTTCTCTTTGACCTTTGTTTAAAGGACCGAGTAATTCATTCATAATTTCTTTACGCTGTGCAGTATTTTTAGCAACTTTAATTTCAGCGTCTTTGCTTTCTACTAGTTTTGCTTTTTCTGCTGCCTGCGCTTTAGCTTCGGCTAATTGCTTATCTTTTAACTCAACTACTTTTAATAGTTTTGCAGTCTCAGACTTTTCATTTAAGTAACTTGATTGATATTCGCTAGCGAATGATTCAAACAACTTACGACCAAAGTCATTTCTGCGAGCCGCATCAATGTCTTCTTTTAATTGACTAATTTCTGACTTTAGACCTTTGTCAACGGTTTCTGCGACAACATGTGTTGCGTCTTGGATAAACTTGGATTTAACCTTGGCTAGATGATCTTTAGCTTCACGTACTAAACGTACCTTTGTTTCAGCTAAATCTTTTTTATCTTCATAAAATTCTGCAATTTCTTTAGAAAGTGCATCAACAATAAAGTTCTCCAATGTATGGAACTTGTCAGCCATTAATTTCTGATCTTCGTGTAATTCGCCAATTTCTTTACCTAACTGCTGTACAACAAATTTTTGCATTAGGTTTGCGTTTTCACGCATTGCTACGGCATATTTTGCTCTTGCTTCAGCTAATTTTTGGCGATCATCTTGGAACTCAGTAATTTCTTCGCTTAGTTTATCGGCAAGCATTGCGTCAATAGCTTCTACCATTGTTTGCTTGTCGTGCTCATACTTTTGAGCAAACTCTTCGCGAAGTTCAGCTGTAGCTTGCATCTTATTCTCGCGAATTTTTGCATTCCATGCTTCTTCGATCTCTAGTTTGATGTCTTCTGAAACTACATTGTTTTCAAAGAGTGCTTTCAGTGCATCTAACATTTGTTTCTCCTAGTCTATTTGAGTCCGCTGATAATGTTTATCAACGACTCCTTTAAATACTTCTGTGCCTTTTCATCGCCATTAAGTTCGCGAGCCAAATTGTATGCCTTATACCCACCACGAGTATTCATTAGGTGCTCGTAAATAGGCGTTGGATAAGCCCCAGGAGCACTTGGTTGGGCAACGGCATCGACAGTGATTATTTCAAATTCGCTGACTTCCCCGCTACCATCATCTTTTACATTACCCGATCCCCTTGATGAAACACCTAGTTTTACACCATTTTGAATCATGGTTTGAACTAGTTGTCCCATCGGGGTTGGAATAATTTTTAGTTTTCCATAACCGTTTGGACCATCCATCCACATTTCTGTGATCATATGGCTTACACGATCTAAGTTAATATTGAGTCCTTCAGGATGATCAACTTCGCCTAATACACTATACCCGCCTTGAATTTGATCGTTGAGCGTGTTGACAGCCCTACTGATCTCACTTACAGGATATACACGCTGGTTTGCGTTACGAACACCACCTTGAATGCAGATACCTTTTAAGTACAAGTCCTTACCACCTGCACTATTTTCAGTAGTCTCAACGACCATTTTAGCTTGGTCGAATGATAGTGTTTCGGTTAAGTTATGCATCCCCATAATCCTCAATTAAGAACCAATAGTACTTTTACTATTTGTTCCAGTTTCGCCTGCGCCTTTTTTCTCTGCGCCGTGGCCTTTGGCATTTGACATTGCAGGTGCTTTTTTGTTACCAGATACATTAACTTGATTAAAGTCTTCTACATTTGGAGTACTTACGCTTCCACCTTTTTCTTCAGCTGAACCTTTAGCAATATTTGCAGTAGTTCCGCCCATGTCGTTTTTGCCAGCAACTGGAGATTTTGCTTTGTTGTCTTCACCTTTTGGTGCGGCAACTTTTTCAACATACTCTCTCATTTGCTCTGCTTGTGATTTTTTACCTTCATAAGCTGGCATGCCAAGTGTTGAAGGGTCATATGACTCTTCTTCTGCTTCTTCATCACCTTCGTCGTCCATGTCCATTTCGTCGCCATCTTCGTCGCCTTCATCGTCCATGTCGCCTTCTTCTCCAGACATCATTTTTTCAAATTCTGCCTTTAGGTCATCAAGTGCATCTTCTAGGTCAACTACACGGTCTTCTAGCTCTTCTTCGCCTTCTTCACCTTCGTCGCCCATATCCATTACACCGTCTTCGTCGTCGCCATCGGCTTCAATGTCTTTTAACATGTCTGGGCCTGGCTCGCCGCCCATTGGGTCAGCTTCTGGTGTAAATTCGTCAAAGTTTTCATCGACTTCTTCGTCGTCTGATTCTTCTAAATCTTCGTCGTCTGTAGCTTCATCTACTTCTTCATCTGTAGCTTCATCTACTTCTTCATCTGTAGCTTCATCTACTTCTAGATCTTCTAGATCAGATTCGATCATTTTTTCGTAGATGCTACGTGATTTTTCAATCACAAATTCATGAAACAACTGATCAGCTCCATCGCGATCGTTGTTAACTAATTTTTCGAGCATTTGCTCTAGCTTTGTTGTGTCTGCCATTGTTTTCTCCTATAATAAGTTTATTGGTAAGGCTGTCTACTATTATTTACACATACCTTAAAAAAGCGGTGGTAAATGGTGTCAAAACGACTCGTTTTGAAAAAAAGTGTTTAAAAATCGTAATATCTTTTAAATTCGCTTAAATTTATGTGTGACAAATTCTTACATTTTTTTAATTGTTTAGGTACAAAGTCGTCATTGTCTTCTCTAACTCTAATATATTGTGTACCTTGATGTGCGTCACATGTCGATGATGTTTGTCTCTCCCAATTGCCAAAATACGTAGCAGGATCACCTTCACGTTTATAATTCTGTGTTCCTGCGTATAAATTATTTACCTTTGTACGCTGTCCATACTTATCAGGTGCTCCGTGAAAATCAAACCCTAATATGTATATTGTATCATGTCCGTGTGTACTTGCAAGCCATAATGCTGTTGGACCACTACTCCATCCTTTACTAGGTTGAAAGAAATTAAATCCTTGCATTCCGTGAAATTGTTTATTAGGATTGGTCCAAACTTCGTGACTCATTTGCCATTTTTGTTGATTAATCTCTAAGATCATTTTAACATCAACTGCAACTAGATAGTCAGGTTCGTGCTTTCTAAAGACTGCATTACATGCGTACACTTTACCGTATTGTTTTAATGAATTTATATCAATGTCTCTACGACTTTCGCCGTTGCCAAGTACGAATGCTACCGTCATTAACAAAAAGTCCTATATTTCAGGTTGTGCTTGTATTCCGTACATTTGACGTACGAAACCTAATTCTTTTTCTGTTTCTTCTACATGAAGTTCGGATGCTTTACGGGCTTTGTTAATTTGTCTTAGCGTAAGTCGAGTTTTACGTGTGTCGTCGCGCTTTACAATGCTATCGTCATCCGTAGCATCATAACCTTTATCTTCAACAGGTTCAATAGTTTCTTTGTCAAAATAAAATAATTCACGTAATATCATAATAGTATTTATGCCTCTGGCGTAGGTTCTGGTGCTGGTGTAGTAGCACTTTCAGGACCTTCGTCGGTACCTGTTACTGTAGGTTCTTCTGCATCGTCTGCTGTATCAACTGCGCTTCCTAAATCACCTTCAATACCTGCTCCACTAATTCCTGCTCCTCGCATTTCTGCACTTGCATCTGTTGGACTAACTACTAATTCGTCGTTTTCTTCTTTCCATAAACGTTCGTTTTCTGCAACTTCTGCATCGCTCATTCCTAAGAAACGCTTTAATGCATATCTATTACTAATAAACGGAATAGCTTGTATTTGTGCAAACGTACCAATCCTTTGATTATCAAGTTCTGATTGTCTATAACTTGCAAAGTTTTGTGGTGGTTGAAACACAAGGTCAAACATCGCAACATCAATGTTAATTCCTTTTTCTACTAGATAACGTTTAAATTCTAAATTAAAAACTTCTGTAACTAAATTTTGTAAACGCTCGCAATATTTGTTAAAACGCAATTCTTGAATATATGCTGTTCCAACTCTACCATCGTTAAATTGGCCTTGTCCTTCATCTTGTGCCGCACTTGGCAAATATGAACTTGGAATACGTAAACCTCTAATAAGTTTATTAGTAAAGTATTTTAAGTCGTCAATCTCACCAAGGTTTGTACCGCCTGGTAGTGTATCAACTTTAGATCCTCTACCTTCAGCAGTTTGTGGGAAGAAGTAATCTTCGTTGGTTGACAGAGGATTATAAGCTGAGTCTATGACATTAGTTCCGCCTCCTGTCTTCGATGGGATCCTTCTTTGATGGATTTCCGTTTTTACACGCTCCACAAATTGCATAGCAAGGTGTGAAGGCATGTTACCCACATCAACATAAAATACTCTTCTTTCTGGAGCTCTTTGTACGCGATAGATAATAATCGCATCTTCAAGCAATTCTTTTTGTTTATAAACTTTAAAAATAGTTTCTAATAGACTGTTACCAAATGGAGCGTTATTATCTAAGCCTTCACTTAGACTTAAATGTACCATATGTTCAGCATCAACAGCAAATTCTTTTTGTTTATCGTGACCAAATCTTGAACTTGAACTCTGTGTTGATGTGTTACCAACCATTCCTCTAACACCGCCAGTTAAATAGCCGTCACCGCCTCCAGTTACGTTGCCGTTAGTTGTATAAGGTGTAGTTGCTACTTTATCAACAAAATTTAAGTTAATGTCTTTTACAATATATTGCTCAGGAGTTTTTCCTGTGCTTTCGTTAACAATGATACTTGAAACTTTTGCAGGATCAACGTGATGCCATTTTTTAGTTTCTGGATCTCTAATAAAAAATGCATCACCAAATTTAAACACATTTCTAATAATACGAAACATTCTCGTATTAAAACTATTAAGTCTAGTCCATTGTTGCAAGTAGTTTTCGAGTACTTTAATTTCGCTATTAGTAGCTTTTTGTTTAAAGTCTAAACTAAAACTGGTTTTATTTTGTGGATTTTGCTGTGTACAAAATTCAGCAAGAATATCTAGTGCCGCATTAACTTCACTATCCATATCCATAACATTATATTGTCCATAACGTTCTGCTCTATTTGGAGCTCCGCTATAGACATCAGGAAGGAAACTACTATAATTTGATTTTGCCGGTCCAGGCTGTCCACTACTTGCTGACGAGAATGGGCTTACATTACCAGTTTCTACCGGTGTAAAATATCTTTTCCAACTCATTTATTTGTTTCCTTAACCATATAAGTTACCGTCCATTCTCTGCAATAGTCTATTTTGCTGTTCTAATAATGCTACCATCCTTGCAGTATTAGTATTTAAGTCACTTACAGGATTATTAGATGGAGATGTGGCATTGGTAGCAGTTCGCATTGCTGGATCATTAGTTGGTGAAGGAGCAGAACTTGACGATGTGTCAGCTTCTGGTATTGCACTACTAGGACTAGGTGAGGGTGATCCACTAGGATTAGAAGAAGGCCCACCAAACCAGCTGTCTGGTAACCAACGTTTTGCCCAGTCTGGTATTACAGAACTTATCATTCCACCAAAATCAAAATCAAACAACCCTGTAATCCAGTTATAAACACCTCTAACAGCATTTCCTAATGCTGTACCAATGTTTTCAATAGTAAATGTACTTCGTATATTTTCCCAAGTAAACATTTCTACAAACTTGTTTTTCCAATCAACTAAAGTATCAATAACTGATTGTTTTAAATCTTCATAAGTAGGTCCAATTTGATCCCATCCTAACATAGATACAACGCCTGTAAATATTGCCGAAAGGGCACTTTTTGCACCATCAACAATACTTTGCCATATTTCTGCTCTACCTTCAGCACTTGTTAAGTTTTCAAAGAATCCCATAATCGATGGCTTCCACGAATCCCATAGCTCTGTTAATCCAGTTATGGCATTTTGCATCATAGTATAACCTTCGCCTGAACTTAACCAATTCCATGCTTCTGTCATTTTAGTAAATGCACTGTCCATTAGTTCAACGCCGTCAGTCTTTAACCAGTTCCATGCTGATTCCATACTCTCTTGTAACATATTTAGGCCGTCAGTTTTAAGCCAAGTCCACATATCGTCTAGTGCAGGAAAAATATTAGACATAAAAAAGCCCTTCATATCATCATACATACTGTTAGCTTCGCCGATAGAAGGAATTATACTTGCTAGGCCGTTTTTAAGATCTTGGAAGATATTACTGTCTAATAGATCAACTTGAAGTCTTCCTCTTACATCGTTAATAGTTTCAGCAAAAGTTGCAACAGCCGCAGTAGCATCGTCTCGTGCTTGCTGTTCAGCTGATACTCCTCCTTCAACTGTTCCAGTTGCTCTACCAAGTGCACCTGTTAACTGAAATAGTTCTCCAACCGCAGTTCCGTTTGCAATAGAAGCTTGGACTGCGTTCTCGCCCATACTATTGGCATAGTCCATACCTGATTGTCTAACACTAGCGGCAAAGTTAGTAAACTCTTCAGCAGTCATATTCTGAACGTCATTAATGCCATTTCGAAATGCTTCGTTGTTTGCCATCAACTGTCGTGTCAAAGGATCGTTTTCAACACCGTCAGCCATATCAAGAATGGCTGCTTCAAACGCTGGGCCGCCTACTTCAGCCGCTTGTTGTAATCTAAGAGCATATTCTTCTCCATATTTTGCAATTGCCATTTGGCGTCTAATGTCCATATTCTTTTGACGCATTTCTTCTTGAAGTTGCTCTCTAGATTTACCAGTAAGTTTGGATATTTTATCTAGTTCTAATGAATAGTTCTGTGATCCTTCAATAAGCTGGGCATTAGTCATAAACTGGCGACGCCCAGAAACTGTCATCATTTCATTGTATGCAATAAAGTTTTCATTTAATTCTTGCGAGGTAAATCCCATTGCCATTAAGCGAGGACCAATTCCGCCTTGACGCATTTCTTTTGACATAGAAGCAAAATTTCGAGCACCATCATTAACACTATTTCCAAAAAGTCTTAAACTTGATGATTGTGTTCGCAATAATTCAGCAAATTCTTCTTGTGGTATTGCCGCATTACCTGCGATGCGTGTAATTTCAAACATATTGTTGCCAAAACTTGCACCTGACTGAGATAACTCTCTAAATAAATTTATTTGTCCGTCGATTAATCCAGAAAATGCTGTTAATCCTGGAATAGGTAAATGTTGAGCAAAATCACTAAGTTGATTTCCGCCTTTTAATAATTCAAAGCCTAATCCTACAGTAGAACCAACAACGGCGCCAATTGCGGCTGTAAAAGTATTCCATATACCTCCTACAAATCCGTCTAATTTTGCTCCAAAGCCTTCTACTTGAACACCAGCTTCTTCACTAGCGTCACCGTGTTTTTTAACTTGTTTGGCAGCTTCTTCTGCATTAGTGCCAGTACCAGACATGCCGCCACCACCGTCCATGCCGTAAGATTTCCCACCTAATGTTTTAAGTATTTCACGTAAAGTAGCTTCTGAAGCCGCATTTTCTGCTGTAACTTCGCCTACTCCGGGGATATCAATTTTTACTGCCATATATTAAGTACTCACATAATAAGAAGCCATAAATAGTTTAACATGGCTATAACATTATTTAGCAGGAGTAATAAACATGGTAGATAATAATATCCCTAAACCGGGGATCGTTGGTGGAAATCCACTAGCAAAACACTTAAGACAACCAAAAATTTACATCAGACTTCCAAGTAAAGGAAAATATTGGCCAGTTGGCTCTATTGAAATTCCTGAATCAGGAGAGTTTGCTGTATACGCAATGACCGCAAGAGATGAAATTGCATTTAAAACGCCTGATGCGTTGTTAAACGGTCAAGCAACTGTTGATGTTATTCAGAGTTGTGTTCCTGCTATTAAAGATGCATGGCAAACACCGTCAATTGATTTAGATACAATATTAATTGCAATCAGAATGGCTAGCTTTGGCGAAACTATTGATATGACTACGCAGATTCCTAATACTGAAATTACTAAAGATTTTCAATTTAATCTGCAAAATCTTTATGACAAATATACAAATACTACTTTTGAAGATACATTTCAAATTGAAGGGTTTGCTGTAGAAATTAAACCAGTATCATATAAAACATCTACTGAACAAAGTATTAAAGCATTTGAACAACAAAGAATTTTTAATATTGTTAATGATAATTCACTTGATGACGGGCAAAAACTTAAACAATTTCAAGATAGTTTTAGAAAACTAACAGATATTAATCTTAATGTTATGATTGAAAGTGTTACAGCAATACAGCCCGACGGGGATGACGTTGCAGTAACTAACAGAATACATTTAACTGAATTCTTATCAAACTGTGAAGCGAAAACTTTTAATCAAATTCAA